CTTCAAAGTCGATTTAGCTTGCGCTGCAAATGGCGTAATTAGGGAAATCGGAGTTTGCGAGTTTTTGCCATACATCGGCATTAAACGTTCAGCCAAGCACCAACGCAAAGCCATCGTATAACCCTGCGGCAGTACGAAATCTTCTTGTATCGTCGCAAAACGACTGAAAATTGTATTGGCAAACATGTGCAATTCACCCTGCGCAGGATTAGGCCAAACAAACAGGTTGCCTGATTCCTCGTTAGGATTGAAGTACAACGCTTTAGGCCAAGGGCCGTTTAGCGTCTTTAAGCCAATTTGTTCGTACTGCTGAAGCGCAAGAATAGCCACCGGATAATCCAACCCGCCACCCTGTATAGGCTGACCGTTAGATGTCGTGTTAATCCGCACAAACGCAGAATCAATATATAAAGGCTTTTGGTAATAAGCCGTTAAAGTTGTTGAAGCAACTGTTTGCGGAATACTGACGCGATAAGTACCTTGTTCGTTTACGTTGCCGCCAGCACCGGTAATATTGTTGATAATCTTTGTGCCTGCTGTCACCCCTGTGCCAGACAATGTTTGACCCTGCGCAACAGCACCCGACAAAATGCCAGAAACCGTCAAAATATCGTTGTTGATTGACCCTGTAAATTGCGCACCGACAAAGTTCTGCGTGCTAGGGTTAGGGCCTAATGTATATTGAACTTGACCAGAAATCAGCGTAAATATGATTTCCGTCACGTTAAACACCATCATGTTTTCATTCGACCATTGATCTACCAAGTCGTTCAACATGAATAAAGCATCTGCCGACGCTTCAGGTGTTGGAGTTTCGCCAGCTTCGAGCGCACCAATATCTTTTAAAGCAGCACTAATGATCTCGATTGGCTTAGTCATTACTTATTCCTCTTTGGGTTGTTCCACTAACTGCGGTTGCACTTGCTGATCTATTTTCATTAACAGCCCAACAACTGTTTTGTAAGGCATTTCGCGCAACGCTTCTGCTATTACTTGAAGTTCTTGCAAGTTGAATTCTAATTTAACTGTTTTTGTATTCATACCGGTAATTTAAAAGTTGCTGGTCGCCAAGGCAAAACAACCTCTTGAGGCTGTACATTATCTAATTGCATACGCAAAACATTCTCAATTTCTGGACAAACTTCTTTAACCCATGAAATGACTAAATCTTCTGTAAGCTCACCCACAGGAACGCCACCGTTACCGCTTAAATAGCAATAACCTTCTGTTGCTACAGATTTGCCGTTTTGGTCAGCTTGAACTGAATATTTAACGGTTTTAATTACACCGTCAACGGACTGCATATCAGTAATTTTCCAATCAAACATTACAAAACCTTAATGTCAGAACTGCTAATTGCGTTTAATTGAACCGATTCCAAAACCTCAACAGTTTGAATTTCTTGGATTGTGTATTCAACCCAACGTTCCTCAGATTGTGACCATGACCAATTACCTGCTGGCTGTGGGTCACGAATAACCCAACCTGGTGGATACCACCAAACCACTTCTTTACCCGCAGGGCATTCAGGCGCATCAGGCACTTCAATCCAGCCTTCTGTGCCATCCGTTTCAGGTTTTGGAATACTTCCGTTTTTAGACCACATATTTCACCTTATTGGATTGGGAATGCTGCGGTTGGTGGCGTAAAGTTAGCTGTGTATCTTGCATAACCTTTAGTAATTCTAAGATCATCAATATAACCAGTAAATCCGCCAGTACCGTCAACATAAGCGCCTATTCTTGTAGCATTATTGGTAGAACCAACATTCATAGCCGTTGTAGATGATGGCAAAGTAGCTGTGCCTACTTGAGTGCCGTTTAAATAAGTTTTAAGCGAAGTGCCGTTTCTAACATAGGCAATATGACTCCATTGATTTGCTGTTGGAGTAGCTGATGTGCAACTATAAGCTGTGCCGCCAGAATAAAAATCGGTTGTTCCTGTGTATCGTAATAAAAATGAACCGCCTGAAATAGTTGAATTATCTGTTTGGCCTTGTATTAAGCAAACGCTATTTGAATTGGTTGGATACACCCACATTTCTATCGTGAAATCTGCGCTTCCAAATGTAAAATTATAATTTCCATTTGTTGTAGTTTGAGTTTGTAACCAATCACCAGTTCCATCAAACGCCATACTAGTACTACCCCACTTCGCCTGTGTTGTACTTACCTGTGCATTTCCGACAGTCTCTAAATCATTCTTAGATGCAGAGTCGTATATGCCAGCGTTGGTGAAGTTGAGGAGTAGTGCCGTATTTGTGATTGCTGTAAAAGGAGCAGTTGGCACACTAGAAGGTGCTGTTGCAGTACCAATAACAACACGCAAACTAGACATATAACCAGTAAAATTTAATGCCCCATTGTAATAAGCACCAATAACAGTACCAGTTCCGGTGCTAAACGAAACTGAATTTGAAGTTGTTGAATCAACAGATGTGCTATTTAAATATATATTAAAAGTGTTTCCTGATCTGGTTACACAAAAATAATTCCAAGAATTTGCTTTTATAGAAGTTGTTGAAGTAAGAATGCCAACAGTATTTGTTTGCACTACATTTATTTGCCCTGAAGTATTTACACGCAAATAAAATCCACCTGAACTATTGTTGTTATCTAATATTGCATATTCGGTATTTGTAGTCGGTACATAAATCCAACCTTCAATAGTAAAATTTTGTGTTCCTGTTGGCGATGCCGATACAGAACAAGTCAAATAATCCCCAGTACCATCAAAGTACCCACTACCACCTACTACGTTACTGTCATACGCAGCAGTAGGAGCGAATGGGGAGAAGGCTTGTACGGATGGTGTGCCGTTAGCTGTAATAGCAAATGCGTTAGTGCTGTTATCAACAAAACGATTTGATTGACAAGTTAATAGTGCAGTACCAGTAATTGCACTAAGGTTAGAAGTTGGAACAGTAATTGTGCTGTTTGTATAACCGTAAACATCGGTAGTGTTAAATCTTAAATTGCTTATGTACCCTGAAAATTTAGTATTTGAACCATCCCATCCGATACCGTATGTGCTTGTTGCAGAAAAAGCAGTTGCATAAGTCCCAGTTGCTATTCTTGTGCCATTTAAAAATAATGCTGTTTGGTTTGTACTTATACCGCCACGGCAAGCAACAATATGGTTCCATTGGTTAAGTATTGGCATTGTTGAACTGGTTAATCCCCAAGCAATACCTGCTTGCACAATGCCCCATAAGCTAGCTGTTTGAAATCCAATTCCAATACCGCCACTTCCACCCGCGCCGTATGCAGTAAAAATTAATGTGTTTGCAGCTATAGATGTTGGATATATCCAAGCCTCAAAAGTAAAATTTCCTGTTGCTACATTAAAAACTGAGGTTGATGGAGTTTGCAAATAACTAGACCCATCAAAATAGTTTGACCACCCCGTCTGACTAAAAGGCGTAAACGTTCCCTGCGTAGTATTACCGTTGCGAGTAATCGTAAAGTTGTTGGTAGAACTATCTAAAAACGTATTGTTCTGCGCTCCATTAGTTGAAGTCGTGTTTAGCAGCAGCGTTACTAAATTAAAGTACGCATCCTTTACTGTCGCAACAGCACCTAAAAACAACGTCTGAAGAATGCCGCTCATTAGGTCAGCCCCGATCCCGAAATGATCCAAGTTGTTGAAGTCATTTTTACCGCAGTTGCCATGCCGTACTGTGCAAGCGATCTGCTGCCAGTAGAACCAGTTCCCGCCAAATACAACGTATCGCTTGTGATCGCAATTGTTACTACTTGGCTAGTCATGTTGATAAACGTAATAGCTGTGCCTGTTGGATACGCTACGTTCGCATTGGAATCAATCGTAAATGTTCTAGCATTCGCATCTGTAGAAGGGTGAAATATAACCTTGCCAGAGTCAGTCAAAACCGTTGTATAAGCCGCTGATTGGCTGTTAATTGGGATATTTCTAAAGCCTACAGAGTTTGTGCCATCAACCGTACAATTAGACAAAGTGCCCGAAGTCGGAGTACCCAAAACCGGAGTTACAAGCGTTGGCGAAGTCGCTAATACAACGCTGCCCGAACCGGTGCTTGCAGTCCATTGTGGAGCTGTGCCAGACGAGGTAAGCACATAGTTGGCTGTACCGATTGCAAGCTTAGATAAAGCCGTACCGGAAGCATAATAAGTAATGTCACCCGCTGTGTAGCTTGCAAGGCCAGTACCGCCCACAGCAGTTGTTAGCGGCCCTGAAATCATTGTGCTAGTGACGGTTCCTGTGTCGCCTGTTGTGACTACAGTACCCGCTACCGCTGGAACGTTTAGGTTATAAGTTGAAGCTGTATTAGGGCCAACCAGATTGACTGCCCCGCCTAAAGCCGCTTGGAAAGTTAATTGACCCATGTCATTTCCTTAAGGTGCAATGATAAGTTGCGAAGCGGTCAACGCTCCGGTTGATGGATTAAATTGAAGCTTTGTAGAAGATACAGTTCCAGCATTATTGCCGGTACTAGCCGCAGTAAACACAGGATAAAACGTAGCGTTCGTGCTTGTATTATCTGTTACCGCAAATTGCGTAGCAGTCGCCGCATTTCCACCAATAGACAAACTTGAAGCTGTGCCAGTTAAATTAGTACCAGCACCACTAAAACCAGTTGCCGTTAAAAGCCCTGTGCTTGGGTTAAATTGCAACTTGGTAGAAGATACATATTCACCGCTTACGCTACCCGTCGTTGCATCAACAAATGTTAAATAACGTGTTGCGTTAGTAGTTGTGTCGTCAGTAATAGCAATGGCTGACGTTGCTGTTGCCCATGTTGGCGCAGTCGCCCCACCGTTTACAGTCAACACCTGACCAGCAGTTCCAATGCCAAGCTTTGTCAGCGTTGTTGCGCCTGAAGCATATAAAACATCGCCTACGGTGTAACTTGCTATTCCTGTGCCGCCATTAGCAACCGCAACAGTTCCGCTAATAATTGAAGCTGGAACGTTTAAAGGCGTTGTTTGTTTGACGTAAATTTGTCCTGCTGAACTATCAACATAAGTAACAACGCCAACCTGAACGGTAATCCCTGTAGGTGGGATTGTATTCATCAATTGACCGGCAGAATATGGGCTTAAATACAGCACTTGCCCAACCGTATAAGAACTTGTGTTGACAGTATCAATTGTGCCTTGCGCAGTTACGTAACCAACCGCACCGTTTGCTATAGCACCAGCAGCTAAACCAATAACAGCAGAAGTTGCAGCCGAATCAGCTTTAGCAAGCGCAACGTTTGGATACGTTTGACCGCTAGTAGTGCTAGTAATGTAAACAGGCGCACCGTCAGCAATAGTTGAACCTGTGTTGTTAATTACCTTAACTATTAAATCCTGCCCAATATGTACAGCATTTGTGCTTACGTCGTTATAGTAAGCCAACGTTTTATAGGTGCTGTCGTACCAAACCCTACCTTGTGAATATGTAGGCGCAGTAACGTTGGTGAAATTCAAGTAATCGGCAATGGTATCGCCGGTGTGAGAAACAGCCGATTCTGTGCCGCCAGTTATTGCAACAGAACTAGCATTCTGCGTTGACATGGTTCCTAAACCAGTAATGTCTGTGTTAGGTATTGTTGTTGCCGCAGTCAATGCAGAAGTGCCAGAACCCTTCACATAACCAGTTAATGTAGCTGCGCCAGTACCACCAGAAGCAACAGCAAGCGGTGAACTTAAACCGCTAATTGTCCCGCCAGTAATAGCAACATTGTTGGCGTTTTGTGTAGCCATCGTTCCAAGACCAGAAACATCCGAACTTGGAATGCTAGAAACGGTGCTAAATGCTGAAGTTCCGTTAGCTTTTAAATACCCAGCGGTGAACGTAGTAGCACCTGTGCCGCCGTAAGCAACACCTATTGTGCTTCCGTTCCATGTGCCTGAAGTAATCGTTCCAAGGCCAGTAATTCCGCTGTAGTTGCCGCTTATGTAGCTTGAACCAACAGTTCCAGAAGTAATCTGATTGCCGTTTATAGCAATGTCAGTAGCAGATAGTGACGTAAGCTGACCTTGCGCATTTACAGTCGCCGCCAAAGTCTTGTTAGCCGAACCATAACTTGCCGCAGTAACGCCAGTATTTGTAATGCTGAAAACAAAATTGCTTAGTGTTAAACCTGTGCCAGCATAATAAAGCGGGGTCAGAGCGAAATTAGTCCAAGTAACCGGAGTAACGCCAAGAGTGCCGCCACCTAAAATTGTGCAATACCACGCAGTACCGCCGTTAGTAGTGCCGCCTGGCTCAACATAACAAAAAGCACCTGTAAGCTCAGTCCAAGAATCAGCATCCGTTGCGCGACTCCATGCTGTATTACTTGCAACATAAATGCCGTTGTCAGCTTGGTTAGTCTGATTTTTAACCAAAACACGCTGACCCGCAGTCACCGAAACGCTGTCAATGCTCTGCGCACCTGACAAAGTAATATTGACAGTAGTAGCTGCGACAACAGGTTGTTTAAAGTTTAACCCAGCCGATATAGCGTCAGCATAAGCCTTGTTTACTAGATCATTGTTTGTGGTTGGGGCGTTTGTAGCCGTTGCTGTGGTGAAATGCGCTACAGCAGGCGTAACACCGCCAATAACAGAACTATTAATAGTGCTGTTGGTAATGTTTAACCCGCTTTGATTCGGGTTAATGTTTGGGTAAAACTCACTACCGGCAGGGCCAATTAGACTGACCAACGTGTAATCAGGCTCAGGGCCAAACACCCCCTGAACCGGAACAATATTAATTGTGGTGCTTTTGGCGACTTCGTTGGTCATAACTAATCCTTATGACTGATCGGCCATCGGTGTAATGTAAATAGTGCCTGTGCTTGCGCCTGAAGCTATCGCAGTAACCGAAAACGAATTAGGTGGAACCGCAACAACCATCGGCGAAGGCATAGAAATGCCCAACACAACAGTTTTTGTCGGTGAACCAGAAGTAGGCATTACAGCCGCAGAAGCAGAAGTAGGCGCAATATTTACTGCTACAGGAAAGCTATTTGTATTCAAAAAGCCGCAGTAGTTGATTTGGTCGTTGCCAACTGGAGTAACTGTCAACGCAGAAATAGACGTTGAACTAATATTTGCCGCATAAGTTGGGCCAATTGGACGGAAAACGGTGGTATTTGCCATAATTTTTCCTTTAAAAACGCCACTATTTTAAGCGTTTTATGCAAAAAAGGGCGGTTTTTACGCCGCCCCTTTTATCTTACTTACTCATCTTAGTTTGGCGCAACAAAGCCAAAGTTTTCAAGAACTGTAATTAGCGCATTTACTGCTGTCGCAATTTCAGTTCCGGTTGCTGTGTTACCCAATGCAGTAATAGCGTTCTGTTGCTCAACTGGCGTAACGCCAAAGAAGCTAACAGGGCCACCATTAGGCGCAATGGCTGTGCCGTCAGTCGAATCACCATCGATCAGATAGTGAGGGCTGCTGGTACTAGCTGGGCCGTTGTTTGTGTAGGTAATAGGATTCAATGCCATGATAATTTCCTTTCAATTAAGCTGCGATACGGCAGGCAAGTTCAGGATACAGCGGAGCCCAGCCATACAGAACATCAAGTCGAGTCGGAATCGAATCGTTGTTGATAGTGTATTGACGAACCACACGCATTGACAGACCGATTTCCTTATCAGAAGCACGACCAGCAAAATGCACGCCTTCTGGCAACTCCAGGTCAGCCGTAGCAAGCGTAAAGGCGTTGCGGTGCATCAGAATGTTCTGAGGCGATACGATACCGGTGTTGTTGAAAGGTGTAACAGTCTGCGAACCCGACGAAGTAACCGAAACGTTCTGGAACTGACCGGCTGTGATAACAGCAGGCGATACAGTAACAGTTGCAGTACCACCCGAAGAAATCGAAGTAGTAGAAGTCACAACGAAGTTACGCAGCTTGTTTGAACCATAAGGCTGGCGGTTCTGTGGGTTGACAGCGTAAACGCCTGCGATCTGGATAACGTCACCTTGGTTCAGCGTTGCAGCAGCACTTGTCGCACCAATGGTGATCGACGAAGTAGAAGCCCAACCGCTAGTCAAGAAACCAGTTGCAGTAGTTACGTTGCATGACAGAGTAGCCGAAGCGTAGGAACCAAAAGTTTGGTTTACAACGTTCTGGTCTAGCTTCCAGTTCATGCCGCCTGAATCACGACCCATCAAGCCCTTGCGATACTGTGCCGAAACAGCTTCTTGAGGTACAAACAGACCCTTCAAGCTGTCAACAATAGTTGCCGAAGTAAATGGCTCAACGATACATGAACGACGGCCGTCACGCGGTGCGCCTTCAGAATCAAGGTAAGCAGCAGCAGTCAGATAAGTAATCAAACCAGTTGGGGGCGTGCCAGCAGTACCGACGATATTTGCGGTATTGTTTTTTGCCATCAACAGACCGTCGCGGTCAATCTTATTGGCAATAGCTGCAATAGCAGGCTTCAAAACACGATCAGAAAACATGTCCAAGCTCAAAGCCAAGTCTTGAGTTGTGAACTGTGTGTCAACGTGAAATTGTGTGCTTAGTGTTACTGGTACGCTTGTTTCGTTGAAATCTTCAACGTTCAAAGCTGGGCCAGTAGTACCGATAAAACGACCTGGACGACGTACATTGACGGTTGCGCCAATCTTGCCGCCAACTACCGCGAACTGATCGTCATAGTTACGATCCACCTCGCTTGTGAATGTCAATTCATTCTCTAAGACCATCAACGCCTCGTTGGTGATCTTGCTAATGGTAAGTAATGTATTACTCATGGTAACTCCTTAAAAAAAATTAATTAGCTACCGAATCTTTCCAGCCTGTCGTAATGCTCTCCATTGCGCCGGTGTACCTGTAAATTCTCCGTTAGAAGAAATAGGAACGTCTAGCGAGTTGGTAGCACCACGAATCGGATTGATCGGCGGCGGTGCTTTGCTCGTTCGTACCGCAGAAGGTTTCTCTTCAGGCGAATCGCTGTAACGCGCTTCTAGCTTGCCCAATTCTTTAAGTGCTTGGGGCAACGGCATGCTGGCGACTTTCTTAGCGTATTCCTCGTTTTCAGCCAAATGATAAAGAATCTTTGGCCCAACGTCGCTTTCGATAATGACATCTCGTAAAACGTCGTGAATCGCAACGTCTGACGATCCTACCATTTCGTCGTAATCCGGCATGTCAGCCTTGGCTTTCTGAACTCGTTCAGTCCAAGTCTTAATGACTTCGTTCTGACGCTCTGCTGCCTTGGCTTGTTCCACTTGCTGCTTTTCAGCTTCAACGATGCGCCTAGCTTCGTACTTAGCTAAATCCTTTGCATACTCAAAGGCATCGCTATAGTTCTCTGGCTGTGGCTCATCAGTTGTAACCGTCTGCTGCTGTTGTGGCTGTTGCTTCAACGCCCTCAATTGTTCTTCTAAAGCCTCGCGCTGCGCACGTTCATTAGCTGCTTCTTGTTTAGCAGCATCACGCGCTTTGCTTAACTCAGAAAACCGTTTTTCAAGCTTTGGGTTTTGCTTCTTCGGTTTATCTTCTGCTTCCGCTTGCGTTTCTTCCGCGACTTCTTGCTGTGGCTCACTCTGCTCTTGCTCAACAACCGGCTCCGCTTCTACGGCCTCAGTTGGTGCTTCCGCAGCTAATCCAAGCTTTTGCGAATTAAACTCAGCTAAATTTTCACTCGTTACTACGTTTGACGCTTCTCTAACTTCTGACATGAGTTTCCTCAAGAATTTACCCAGTTTGCCTAACTGGTAAGGTTTTGCTAATAATAATCCTGCTTAATCTATTGCGCAAGCGGGTTTTGCCCTTGGTCAATATCAGCAGCCGCTTGCATAGCGAACTGCGCTTGCTCCGCATTCCTACGGTCAATTTCCATATTCAGGCGGTTTGTGTCCATGTGATGCAACAACATCTGAACAATCGCTTCAATTTCCACCTTGTTCTGGCTAGTAATGGCGCGAGTATTTTGGTCATTAACCTTAACTTCAGCCATCGTTTCGGTGTTGTGCGCTTTGCTAGTCTGGCGCATAAGTTCACGCTTGGTTTCAGCGTCTTGTTTCACTTGCTCAACATCCGAACGATACTTCATAGCCAACTGCATGGCCTGCATTTCCTGCTGCATTTGTTGCACTTGCTGCTGTGCTTGCTGCATAGCCATTTGAACCTGCGGCGGCACATCCGACTTATCGTCAATCTTAGCCAACGGATTGGTAGCCGCTAAACGGTCGGCAATAATGTCTGCGTTCGGGAAATCCATGTTTCTAAACAGCAGATCACCGGCAACTTGACGCAACTCAGGGCTGGACTCAAACAACGGCATCATCATGCCAACTGCTTCCTGACGCTTGGAGTTGTAGCCAGGCCCTGTTTCCATCACAACATCGTATTCGCCGACAGTTACATCATTCATAACCCGACCAACCGCATCGCGCTGGTTAATCGTCAACAAGTCTGGCTTGCCATCGTCGCCAATAATGCGCATGACGCGCTCTGTGTCGTAGATTTTAGGAACCAAGTCTAAGCAAATCTTGCCAACGTGCTGAATAGAACGTGTAAGGTTGTCGTAGAAATCGAAGTTTGTCAGATCAATCTGTTGTTGTTGACCGTTCAACGCTTTGCCGCTTATGTTGCCTTGGCCTAGCTGGTTAGGGTCAAAAATACCCATTACAGCCTGCAAATCGTCGTTTACCGACTGCGCAGCAGTAATAACGCCGGCTGGCGGTGGCTCAGGTTGTAAACGCTGTGGTGCTGGGGCTGGTCTGCCCTCAATATCCGTTTGTTTGTAGCGCAGGTAAGGCGTTGACTTAATGTTAGCCATTGCCCAATCAGACTCATGCCCTTCGTCTTGGCCTTCAGCCATAATCCACTTGGCTTTTGGCGCAAGCGCAATGCTCTCAGTCAGACTTGTCTGCCAGAAGTTATACATGCGCTGCGGGTCTTTACCGAAGCGAACCATGCCAAACTTCTTACGCTTGTCGCCAGTTACGGTTACGCGACCATAAACAGGGACGATAGGAATATATTTACCAGGCCAATCGCGTTCTTCAATCACCTGATAAGCGGTCAGCTTGACCCACTTAATAATCTTTCTAAAGCTGTCACGCTTGCTTATAACGGTAATGCCCTGCATCGCCATATCTTCCTTGGTGGGCAAATCTTCCTCAAAAAGGTGTTGCCCATTTGAAAGCAGGTAAAGCTTAGACTTTTTGCGCCATGTGTAGAAGTATTCAGCTAACCGAATATCTTCCTTGGTAATCCACTCGTTCTGCGCATCGCCTGTACCCCTTTGGGTAAAGCTTGCACCGTCATCATAGCCAGGGTAAAGCTTCCGAAACGTTACCTTTGGCATCATCGTTGTGACTAACACACGATCAGCGTCGGAACCGTCTGGAGCAATAGAATTAGGGTCGTAATAAACAGTAAAAGGGTTGTCAACTGCGTCGATTGTTACTTTCTGGTCAAAACTATCTTCAGAAATGTAATCACAATTAACGCGAATGTAGCCCCAACCCATGCGAACCGCATAATCAAACGCTGTGTCATAGGCATGATCGGCGTTGGAATCAACCTCAATATGCCTAATAACGCCCTGCACTACTTCTGCGTCTGCTGCGTCTTGAATTGTGTTTGTGGCGTGAACTTTGATTCTAGGCCGCTGCTGACGCTGTTGGTTAGCAACTTGGCGGCAGTAGGTATCAAGCTTATTAATAGTGAGGATTGGACGCGACTCAAGGTTACGGCTGTTTTGTAGTTCTACAGGCCATTGATCGCCGCCCACAAACTTTAAATCTTCTAAAGCTTCTTGCCGGTTCATTGTGTCGGCATCGTTGGCAAACTTGAGGAACTCTATCGCCTCAGTAATGATCGGGTCGCCCACGCCTTTTTGGTTATCTGCCATTTATGCCATCCAATGCTGTGGCGCAGGCTGCATCTGTCTGCGTTGGCTGCGCCTTGGTTCACTTACCATCAAAGCAATGTATCTGAAAGCGTCTGCTCCATGCGAATAATGGTCATGAAGCGGAGTTCTGCCGAATTGCTTGGTATCTGGGTCAACTTCATACCTGTAATGCCGTAAGCATTGTAATCCGTCTGCGGTGTTTTCTCTATCAAAATAACATTTTGGGAAGATTGTACGCGCAGCATTTATGCTGTCAACCACCGGCACACGTTCTAAAACCCTAGTTTTGAACCCTGCGTTCCTTACAATTTCCTCAATCGTCATCCCAGCCGCCGCAAGCGTTTTAGCCTGTGCGTCGTGTGGTAGCCAAATCGTATCGTAGAAATATCCAAAGGTTTGCAAAGTCGCAAGGTAATGCGTCATTGTTTTTTGCGTATCTTGTAAAAATCTTATCAATCTTATTTCTAGCCCGATATATTGCACGAACCAAATTGCCGTATGGTCTGCCCACCCAAGATCGAACACCGCATGAACTGGCTTTGTTGGGTCATACGGAACCTTAGTAATCCTGCCATCAAACTCAGCCTGCTGCATTTGTTCGGCAAAGATAGCACCGTCAACCGTAACCCTGCACAAGCCTTCCCAAACGTTATTGTAGGCTTGTATATCTCTTGCTTTTAGCTGGTCTTTTTCCTCGCGTAGCGGCTTTGGGAACCAAGGGTTATCTGACCAATTGATCTTTTGAACTATCGCGTTTTCAGGCGCGTGAACTACAAACCGCTGGAAAGTTTCGTCAGTTTCTAGCTCAGGATTAAACGTTACCCATATCTCGCTGTCTTGCTTACGGATAGTAGGAACCAACGTATTCCAGCTTGAGCGGCTAACTGTCTGCGCTTCCTCGACCCAGCAAATATCAACGCCTTCATACGATTTGACGTTAGCAACATTGTTCTTTAGGCCAACGAAATTGAACTCTGAACCGTTCTTGCCTCTAATCGTTGCCTGAGTTACGTCGTAGAAGGTTTCAAGCCCTAAAGCCTGTATTTGGTCGCACAGCAGCTTGTGTACTGAGTCTTTTAGGGAAGTTTGGAATTCACGCGCACATAGAACCCTTAGCGGGTCTTTAGCTGCAAGGATTAGCAATGCTCTGGCAACGCCCCAACTCTTTGCCCCACCACGCCCACCGTATAAAACCTTGTAGCGTCTTTTTTCAAACAAACACGCAAGTTTTTCGGGAAACTCTGCCCTACCTATAGCTTGAGTTACAACATCAGTCATGCTGTGGCTTAACGAACGTAACCTGAATGCCGCTTAGTAATGGTGCGCCTTCTGCGCCTGTTAGCTCTGTCTGTTGTACTGCTTTACCATCAAGCCTGTCTAATAGCTCTTTGACTGCCCAAGGCTCCATCGCTTCAGCGGCAGCAAACAAGCCTTCAGCCACCCTAACTAACTTTTCCGGCTGTTGAATAGCAATCTTACGCAACTGGTCATAAAACAGTTTGCCTTTAGCTGCGTTAGTGTTTCCTTGCGGCGCGCCTGCTGCCATATTATTTTAATTCCTAAGTTGTTGATTCGTAACTATTTTGCTGTCTTTGCTGCTTTAATAAAAGCTTCTTTTGTGGGTGCGCCCTTAGTGCCAGGCTTGCGCATTCTTTCAACCGGCTTACCTGCGGCCTTTTCAGCCTCAATCCGCTTTTGTTTAGCGTGAATGTTTGCGTACAAACCCTGTTTAGTAGCCATTAGCAATTCCAGTTCTTGAGAGAAGCTTTAGCACGTTCAGCGGGGCCTTTGGCTTTCTTAACTACGCCTTCCATTCTTGCGCAGAAGCTTGCTTTCCTACCCTTGTCTGCGTCTGTCTTTGGGTGCGGTGCTGGTGGCTTTAGGTTTGAATTGTTCTTTGCGTTGTACTCAGCACGACCTTTAGCAGTCATACCCGCGCCTTTTTCGGTCGGGTTGTAAGTCTTACCTTTGCCGGTAGTTTTATGCTCTATCGGTTTATCGTGCTTTTTTGTCATATCCGCCCCTAATAATGGTACTCGCTGCGTCTGTGCGCATCAGCATCCGCTTTCCCAAAACAGTTGTTGATGCCTACCGTCCAAGGTTAAACCCATCTCCGAATTCACAATATCTTGTAAGCACCAACACGACTGAGGACTGATGCGGTGTCAAGGGTTCCTAGAATGTTCCCTTGCCTCTGTTGTCTAGTATCAGGTTTGCTGCGGCTTACCCAATCCTCATGCGTCTTGCGCCTGTCTTTCCAGGCTGTCAAATCTTACGATTAACTTGCAGAAATTGTTGCCAATGTATCTACACGCTTCCAGTTAGAGCCGTCTGAAAACGCCATAACAGGGCTACCAGCAGCACCGTTAGAAACATAGATCAATTGACCCGCTGGGCTAACTGTTGGGACTGTAGCTACTGTGTAAGCAGTAAATGCAGCCAAATCTAGCGCAGGGTCAGCGTAAGCTACGCCAACTGCTTTAGTGTTGCTCATTTTGCATTCCTTCCTCAATAAAGCAAATATCCGCTTCTTGTATTAGCTGATATTTTTCGCCCTCATATTCAATTAAAGGCCAATCAAGATAAGACCCATTTCCATACCGAACTTTGTCGCCCACTTTAGTTTCTACTGGCCTACGGTTGCCACGTTTATCAAACTTGCCGCGACCAACCGCTACCACTTCGCCTAAATTGAACTTTTCGGTATTTCTGACAATCAAAATTTCGGATAACTTCCGAACGTCTGGCTTGACCAGAATCCTATCTTGCATTGGAACAATCATTTGTAATCGTCGCGTGTGTGTGTATAGCAAATGCCAGCGGTGCGACCAGTATTGAATAACTTGTCCGAACCTACCGCATCTTCTTTACCCATAGCAACACCGCCAACGCGCTTACCCATGCGTTCGCCACTCATATCGCTGCTAGTTGCGCCTTTTGGTGCTTTCGCGCCTGTGGTGCTTGGCACACCTTTCATACCGTCCATCTTGCCCATGATTTTTCCTTTGCAAAGAAATTTAAAAACAATTATTAACTTAAGTTAATGGGTTGTCAATAGTTCTGATAGCTACCACAACGCCACCGCCTGATTTTATAGCACCCCGATGAATAGTCAAACTATCAATTTGTTCGTCATCATCATATACGCCAGCATCTTGAATAGCGTCTAAGCAGCTTTTAAGGCGGTTATCTAAGTCGGTCTTGCGTTTATCCCTTGGATGCAAAAAAATGGTCACATCAAGCCTTGCATTGCCCAATTTCGGCACATTTTGTTCAATAACTCGTTCGGATACGTCAGCTTTAAATTGTCTGCCAGCCTTTGACAAGATCGTTCTGCCCCTAAAAGCTCGCCAATATGTATTTACGCTAGGCGGCAACGGCAAATTAAATATGACTACCAAGCAGTTCCTCCGTCCATGCTAAGAGTTCTTCCTCTGTCGTTTTGTGATACCTCTCAAATGCCTTCCTGCCCATACCGTGTACACCAAAACTGCCACGGTGGTGCATAGGACAAAGACCAATAACAGGCGATTTATCACGTATGCCAGCGCGTCTAATGTGGTGGCATTCAGGAATAGTGCCTTCATAACCTAATTTCTTGCATAAAATGCAACCCAAATCAACGATGCGTTGGTAATGTTGTTTTTGTGCTTTTGTTGTCATTTCTTGACATGTAATCGTTTTGTGCTACATGGTGCGCACAGCCAACGTCTAGTTTTACCATTGGCTGCGATCTTCCAATAACCGCCGACTGTTTTTTTGGTCAGCCCACAATTGCTGCAATACCTTTCGCCAGTTGTGTTGTCTTTGGCTGGCTCCATATCTTCAAATTTATTCAATTTGTTCTCTTATTACTCGTACCGGTATATCTGTACATTCATGGATACGCAAAATTATCGTGTCAGATACAGGCGCACCATGCCTAATTTTGCTAATAGTTGGGAACCCTAATTGTAGCAATTGCGCTACTTCCCTGTCTGTTTTTAAATCCATCTCACGACGTAAAAAATCAAGTAAACGGTTGTCAACGTGCGTTGGTCTCATAGTGAACCCTTTCTACGGTTAGCGGATAATGTTTGCCAAATTTCTGTAATGCGTATTTCATGCTGACGTTTGTTATCCAAAATTTTAAAGTTCTTATATCTATCAACCCATTCATCTACAGCATTTTTGTAACTAGGGCTGTCTATAGCCTGCGCTTCTCTTTCTGCTACCGTACCACTAGAAAGTAAAAACGCATGCGCCTTGGCCTGTTTTATAGCTTCCTCGCACCGTTTAACTTCGCCTGATAACTCTGCATGTTCTTGGTCTGTGCGACTAAGATATATCAATGCTTTTTCTACTCGCGAATCGTTTAAATTTTCTAATTCCATTATCGCCAATCTCCTTCGTTTCCTCTGTTACCTTTGTTCCATTGTTCTCGCGCATCTTTTTCTAACTTGTCTGTGCTACGCCACTTTTTTACTTCTGCAAGGTAATCAAGCATTGGTTGCCTACCTAACATGCGCAATTTCAATACATGCCTAACTTCGCATTGATGCCGATATTCTTCAGACCAGGTATCTATCACGCCAACGCCCTTATCTTCTCTGCAATACGTTTACGCAACTCGCTGAAGCTTTCACCAGGCAACGGATTTACCCCAACCTCTTTAGCCTTTGCCATAGTCAACTGTTCGTCTGAGTACCAAGGCAATGCTGGCGGTTTCTTTTCCTGCATATCTAATTCATCTTCCCAACGCGCTTGCCTTAAAAACGTGCTGGCATGGGGTATGAACTCTGTTTCTGTTTCTTTTAGCCGCCAATACTTTATATGCGCTGGCAAAGCTTCTAAAGCTGCTTGTTGCTCGTCTGCTGGCATACGTTCCCAAATCTTTTGAGCAACACGCTTGCTAACCTTTCTTGGGTATAGCTTCCAGAATTCATCAAAAACCATTTTTTTCTTTCAGCTTGGCTTGAATTGCTCTGGCAACGTCCATGTATCCATAACCTTCGTCATCAGCAATTTCGCCTATTTCCTCATCCGTCAGCCCTTGCCATTCTCGCGCGACATAAAGCGGCACTCGCCCCTCACCAGCGGTTTTGTAAATTGTTCCGCAACCAGCAGTATCAAAATGCTGGCGCACCTCGTCAATCTTTACCCAACCCTCAACAGCATTCCAATATTCAAAAGGCTCCGGTTCAAGCTGCGCTAGTCGGCGGCTTTTCATGTTTGGGACAAAATGGTCAAGCGCATACCGCAAAATACGCTCTTGAGTGTCATCATCAAATTCGCCCAAAAATTTATCAAAACGCCTTTCAGCATCCAACGCTTGCTGTAATAGTTCGCGGTCAGTCACTATTCTTCTCCTTCAGCATGGCTTCAATGGCTCGGCATGTCCCAAACATACTCATTTCAAAACAGTTTTCTATTTCTTTATCAGTCAGCCCTTGCCATTCACGCTGTGGTGGATTGTCTAGTGCTCTTTTTGCAATGTCACGCATTTGTTCGACTAAGAATAGTAAGTACCCCTCCGGTGCTGTTTCTGGCATGGGTATACCTTCGCTGCCTGCCCACACTTCATAAATATCACGACACGCTGCTTCTAAAAACTTAATGTATTCATCTTTATTCATTTCTCAACTCCAAAGTGTGTGTCTAGGTTGATGTTCTTTTCCTTTAGTTTGGCTTCGATTTCTCTTGCGTAACGAATGTCTGTCCATCCAGCAGTCCAATCGCGCATATGTCGCATGGCTATGATTTCCTCATCCGTCAGCCCTTGCCATTCGCGCTGTGGTGGTGCATCACGTAGCTTTTCAATCCACATTTTTGCTTGTTCATTACGTTTCTCTTGCGCCATTTCGTTTAGGTATGTGTAGCGATTCCAAAAGTCGGCGCACTCTTTCATCCAATATTCTGGTTCAGGCTGCGCTAGTCTGGCGCGGAGTCTTTGAATCTCTGCCATGTGTTCCCGAAGTGATTCCTGCAATGCCTCTACCCGATCCCAGTCAGGGTTAAATTCATTCGCTAATGCTGCGCGTAGGGCTTTGATTGCGGATACTGTTTTGTGTGATTCCTCTGCGTCATCTGCAACATCTTCCAACGCATCCAACGCCATCTGTAATAGTTCGCGGTCAGTCATGGCTACCACCGTTTTTCTGCTTCAACTTAGCTTCGATGGCGCGGGCAAAGTCGTACCACAGACCAAAATAGTCGCTGTCTTTATCTAACCCGCCCAGTTTTATCACTTCCTCATCCGTCAGCCCTTGCCATTCGCGCTGTGGTGGAACAAGTTTTTCAAACGCAACATCAAAATAATCTTCATACATCTTCCGTAGTTCTGGGTGCATTGGTTGGTATTTTGGTTCAGGCTGCGCTAGTCTGGAGCGAAGGGCTTCAACAGTTTCTTTACTGCGAGATATGTACGGCTGGTCATCACTTAGCGCAGCCTCAATCGCATCTAACGCCATCTGCATAAGTTCGCGGTCAGTCATTCTTCCTCCGTAGGCACGTCAATCCATTTACCTAAATAAGCGTCTGTAATCATGTCAAAACAGTCGGATTCATGCCATTGCTGAAGAATCATTACTGACTTGCCAACTGAACCGTTAGGATTATGTGGTTCACCATGTAAAGGCACAAATCGCGTAATGAACCGTAGTTTATTTGTCGGTTTCATCATGCCCCCTTGCGCGAATGTTGTAAGCTATTTCATCGCCGTAACCTTCCATCGTCACATAGCTTTCAGCTTCCTTTGCACACGCCTCGCGCTCTGCTGCTGCACTTTGTTCTTCAACTAAATTGCACAATGCATAAACAGCTTCACCAACTATAACAATACCGTTTTCTCGCATTAGTTCATCTATTTGATCTTTAGTCATATTTCCCCCTGATTAATATTATTAAGCTGTCTTAATGTTGTAGTCAAGCATTTTCTACACATTCTTTTTATTTATTTTTGATTTAGGCATAGGACAAGACAATTAGGTGGTACTCACCCAATTTAGCCACCTGCGTCAGTAAAGTCGAAAGATAAAGTCTTGCAAGCTACTACACCCGAAGGATTGCGTTCAATTTCCAAGGGGACAATTACGGATTGCCTAACCGCCACACCACCTGTTTTCCCTTGTTCCTGAAGTCCCCGCAATAAGGCTTCGCGCTGTCTTGTCAGTAGGCGCATAGGTTTTCTTGGTGGCAGCCCCTACAAGGCTCTCTGCTGACGCGACCAGTACGGTCTATTAAGCAATTAATAGGTGGTGGCTGGTACTGAACTCCAGCTTAGTTGATCGGAGTATCCTAAAGAATTACAGTTCTTCAGGAGGATGGGGCTGTAACCCTTGCTGCCAATCCTTCCACAACCTTTACGGCGTTTTAGTCGCATCAGCCTGCGAATTCACCACCTATTAACTGCCTAAACGCAAAAAAGCCCTTTAGTCTTGGCTCTCTGCGTGTGTGGGCACGCCCTAAAAGGTTGAGAACCAAAGCTAAAAGGCTTTGATTTGTCTTATGCCCACACATAGACCAGCACAAGATAGCATATTAAAAAAAAAGCCTCAAGGATTAATTGAGGCCTAAGCCGCCGGAGGAG